TAAATAAAAGGAAAACATCATGGAATATGATTTAGTATCAAACTTAGGCAATGCAATTGACAATGTATTTAACTATTCAAATGGTCAAGATAGTTCTAGAAAAACAGTTGCAAAACTTATTAACAATAAAGAAATGTCTATAACTTTTATGTCTATTGTTAATGTTGCTAGAGAATCAGATTTACAAGTTCAAGTAGTTCATATAAATAAAGAATCCAATCACCACATTACAGCAAGACTCAACCGCATAAAAAAAGAGTTTAAATCTTGTGCTGGTCGACCTTTAAAAACAAAAAAGATAGGTGAGTCAGATTCTTTTGAGGCAATAACAACAAGCTCATTTAGTCATTTTAAAACTTACAAAGTTTGCTATACAAAGACTTTTGAGGTTTCTTAGTAATGAGTAAAAACTCTGGGACCAAAAGAGGTCAAATTTCTGAAATTATAAAGTGCGGAAAAGACCCAATATACTTCATGAACAAGTATTTAAAAATACAACATCCGTTAAAAGGTTTGATCCCGTTCGCAACTTTCCCTTTTCAGGACGATTGTGTAGAAGACTTCAATGATCATCGATTTAATGTAATTCTTAAGTCTAGACAGCTCGGTTTGTCAACACTTGTAGCAGCTTATGCAGTATGGCAGGCTGTTTTCTATAAAGAAAAAAATATTTTAATTATAGCAACAAAGCTAGCTGTTGCACAAAACTTTATAAGAAAAGTAAAGACTTACATTAAATCAATGCCTAAGTGGTTATTGGTACCAGAAATTGTTGCAAACAACAAGCAACAAGTTGAATTTTCAAACGGCTCTCAAATCAAAGCAGTCCCTACTTCTGAAGACGCAGGACGATCAGAGGCTCTCTCTTTGCTTATTGTAGATGAGGCTGCTTTCGTAAGAAACTTTGATGAGTTATGGATGGGTTTGTACCCTACACTTTCAACAGGCGGTAGAGCAATACTTTTATCTACACCTAACGGTGTTGGCGGACAATACCATGATATTTACGTCAAGGCTGAACGAAAAGAAAACGAATTTAATCCTATAAAGCTTTTATGGGATGTTCACCCAGAAAGAAGTGACGAGTGGTTTGAAAAAGAGACTAAAAATATGTCTCAAAAACAAGTTTCTCAAGAACTTCTTTGTGATTTTTCATCTTCAGGTGACACTTTTTTATCAGCTGATGTTTTGGATAAAATTAGAATACTAACAAAACAACCTATGGAAAAAAGTGGTCCTCAAGGAAACGTGTGGTACTGGTCGTACCCAGTTCAAGGTGACAAATACATGCTCTCAGCTGATATTGCCCGAGGTGATAGCGGTGACTATTCAACTTTTCATGTAATTAATCTTAAAGATTTAACCATTTCAGCCGAATTTAAAGGAAAAATACCTCCAGATCAATTTGGAATTTTAGTATATGATATTGCGAGAAGATTTAATGAAGCAACTATATGCCCGGAAAATAATGCATATGGGTATACAATGCTTATTAAATTGGGTGAGTTAGGATACAAAAATATTTATTTTTCTTCTGAAAGAGAAAGATACAAATATCTTTATGGTGAAGGAAATAATTTAGGGAAAGCTGGTTTTACTACTAGTAAAGAAAGTAGAGACAAGATACTTGCAAACTTTGAAGAAAGTTTAAGAAACAATAGAGTAAAAACATATTCAAGCAGACTCTATCAAGAATTAAAAACTTTTATTTGGAATGGTAAAAAGATAACAGCTATGAAAGGTTACAACGACGATTTAATAATGTCGCTAGCTATAGGCTGCTATCTTTCAGAAAGTAATTCTTCAAAGTATAACGCTACTCAAATGCAGCAGTCTGATGAGATTTTAAAAGGTATGAAGTTTAACAATACGAGTCAAGATGATACAATGTTATCACCTTTTTATTATAATAATCAGAATTCTTTTAACCCGTTTATTCCAGTAAATTTGCCTCAAAATAAATTTAATAAAGAAATAAGCAAAAAAAACCCATTGGGTGATTTATCATGGCTGATAGGAAAATAATCAATGGCAGATAGTAACAGTTTATTTAAGAAACTAACAACTCTATTCAGATCTGGTCCCGTTGTTAGACGCAAAATTAAAAAAATACAAAATCAGAATTCTTATTCTAAGTCTTCTTTGGAGGTTTTTAAGAAAGCGCATAGTGACGTATATAATTCTACTCTCAGAGCTTACGGCTCTTATGATAGAATGGCAAGATACTCAGATTTTTCAGAAATGGAAGCAACGCCAGAAATTAGCTCGGCATTAGATATTTACGCAGAAGAATGTGTCTCTCCAGATGTTGAAGGTCAAGTTTTACATATTTATTCTGAAAACAGGAATATCAAAAAGCTTCTTAATGAGCTTTTTTATGATACACTTAATATTGACTTTAACTTAGTTATGTGGACAAGAAATCTATGTAAATATGGTGACTTCTTTCTGTTTAATGATATACATCCTGAAGAAGGAGTTATTAATACATTTCCTATTCCGATATCTGAAATTGAAAGAGAAGAAGGTTTTGATAATGATGATCCAGGTGCTGTTAGATTTAGATGGATTACACAAGGAAACAGAGTATTAGAAAATTGGCAGGTTTCACATTTTAGACTTTTAGGTAGCGATGCATTTTTACCGTATGGTTCTTCTGTTTTAGAAGGCGCAAGAAGAGTTTGGCGACAGTTAATTCTTATTGAAGATGCTATGCTTGTTTATCGTGTTATTCGATCACCTGAAAGGCGTGTTTTTTATATTGACGTTGGTAATATACCTCCAGAAAACATTGCAGACTATCTAGAACAAGCACAGACTTCGCTTAAAAGAAATGCTGTAGTTGATAAGACAACAGGCCAAGTCGACTTAAGATACAACCCGCTATCAGTCGACGAAGATTATTTCTTACCTGTGCGTGGTGGAGACACCGGTACAAGAATTGATACGCTTGCAGGAGGCTCTAATACAACTGCTATTGAAGATGTTGAATATATACAGAAAAAGTTATTTGCTGCATTAAAAGTCCCAAAAGCTTATTTAGGTTACGATGAAGATATCGGTGCAAAAGCTACATTAGCGCAAGAAGACATTAGGTTTAGTAGAACAATCCAAAGAATACAAAAAACAATTATTTCTGAACTTAATAAGATTGCAATGATTCATTTATATGTAAATGGTTACACAGACGAAGACCTGTTAGACTTTAACTTAAAGTTAAGTAATCCTTCGAGTATTGCACAGCAGCAAAAACTAGAGCTAATAAGGACAAAATTTGAAATATCAGCTCAGGCACCAGAAGGTTTTGTTGATAGAGAGTGGATTAGAAAACATATTTTAGATCTAAATAACGATGAAATATATAGAATTGAAAGAGGCAGAGAAAAAGATAAAATAAGAGATATGGAGCTTGAAGCAGTCCAACTCCCAGAAGACAAAATTAATCTTTTTGGCGACGAAAACGAAGGTGGAGGAGATGACTCAGGTGGAGGAGATGACTCAGGTAGTCTTTTCGGTGGAGGAGATAGCGGTGACTCAGGAGACTCCGGAGGAGATGACAGTGGTGGAGACCTTTCAGACCTTTTCTCAGGAGAGATTAAAAAAGGCAGCCTTATGTCAGAAGAAGAACTTTCCCAATATGACGAGCTTTTAGAGGAAGATGATAGCGAAAAAGACAATAAAGATAAGAATCCTATCAAAGCTTCAAATAAAACAAGAGGTAAAAGAAAGCAAAGCATGAATGGTAATACACCTATATACGGAGTAAGTGCCAAAGACATAAACAAACTAGGTGATTTACCTAAGGTTATATCTGTTAAAGATCTTAGCTCAAAAAATATATTTGACAGTATAATGCCACAAAGTCCTATTGTTGACAGCTTTATTGACAGGCAGATATCTAGAAGAGATTCAATTGACTTAAATAATTTATCTAATAAACTAAACTTAAATACAAATAAGCTTTTAAAAGAGTCAAACGATAAAGAAATAGATATATTTATAGACGATGACATATTAAATGACGAGGAAGATTGAAATGCCTAAGCATCATAATAAAAAAAGAAATATTGGAATTATATATGAGCAAATTATAAATTTTGTCTCTGAGTGTTTAATTAACGAAAATAAAAAAGATGCTGAAGTTGCTATCAATATTATTAAAAATAATTTTACTAAAAATAGTCAGTTATATAAAGAATATAAACTTTTCAAAGCACTATCAGATACACACCAAGTAACTGATCAATTGGCAACAATGATTATTACAGAAGCTAAATCTGCCTGTAATAATATGTTTAATAGTAACCAGCTAGAAAAAGAAAAATCTAATTTAATTAAAGAACTAAATTATACATTCGGCAAAGGTACAATATTTAGTAAAAAAATATCTAACTATAGAATTTACGCCACAATCCAGACTTTATTAAATGAGTGGCGAGAAAATACAAACAACTTTGATAAAACTACTGAATACGAAATTTTACTTCATGAAAGCTTAACAGAAAAAAGTCTAAAAGAAGAAAAAAAGCCTATTAAAGTTGATAAATTAACATATTCCTTGATGAAAGAAATATTTAAAAAGAAGTATTCTTCCAATCTTAATGAAGACCAAAATAAATTAATTTCTTTATATATAAACGAAGATTATAAATCTTTAAGTGAAAATTATACTCTAATAAAGAAAAGAATTAAAAATTTCTTAGAAAATAAAATTGTGAGTCTAAATAATCAAATTATCTTAGAAAAAAAAGACAGTGTAATTAATAAAATAAAATTACTTAAAGAAAATGACTTTTCTAAAGAAAACTTGCAAAAATACTTACTGGCTTTAAAATTAGAAGAAGAAATTTTAGGAGAATAGAATGGGAACGCAAAGACTGATTACAGAATGGGTAAACTTTGAATATGACCCAAAAATCATTAAAGAGCAAAGACAGCCAGGGCAACCTTTGATTATGAAAGGTATCTTACAAAAAGCTGAGACTTTAAACCAAAACGGCAGAGTTTATCCTAAGTTAATTCTTGAAAGAGAAGTTAGAAATTATCAGAAATTTATAAAAGAAAACAGAGCTTTAGGCGAGTTAGATCACCCAGACTCTTCAGTTGTTGAACTTAAAAATGCTTCTCACAATATAAAAGAAGCTTATATTGAAGGTAATATTGTATACGGAACAGTTGAAATACTTAATACACCAAGCGGAAAAATACTACAGTCTTTAGTTGAAAGTGGTGTTACATTAGGTATTTCTTCGAGAGGTGTTGGGAGCACAAAGACTCAAGGTGATATGCAAATTGTACAAGATGACTTTCAACTTATTTGTTGGGACTTTGTTAGTGAACCTTCAACTCCTGGCGCTTTTATGATGAAAGAAGGCAAAGAAGTTTCTCCTCAGTTTATAAATAATGTATTTAACAAAACAGATAGAATAGATAGAATTTTTAATGATATATTGGAGTGGAAATAATGGCTGAAAACGATCGCAATACACGAGTACCAAGACCTTCACATAATTATGTACCTGAATATCAACAAAGTGGTATTCCTTTTGTAAGAACCGTTGAGATTATAGGTGACAATGGTGCAGATGCCAGAAATGATGGTAATGCAGTTATAGCTCAAGTAAAGTTTGACTTTTTAACTAGATGGATTATTTTAAGATGTCAAACAGGAACAGTAACTATAGGATTTAACAATGACAACGGTAAAGGAGTAAATTCTACAGCAACACTGTTTGACGGTGGTAATGGTGTTGTAGAAGCTGATGCTGATGGGGATAATGCTGCTGTAAAGTTTGATCAGAAAAAATCATCGTTTATAACTTTAGCTGCTGGGGAAGATTCTCCTCGCTTAGAAATAAAATGCAAAGAATTATTTATAAAAGGTGCAGCTATCGGCAACAAAGTAGAAATTATTGCTGGGTTGACAAACATAAGATCATTAGATTTTCCTGATCAAAAAGCTTCAAACGGATTTACGGGTGTAGAATAATATGGCAAAAGTAAATAGAAGCATGCTTAAAAGCATTGTTAAAGAATGTTTAGTAGAGTTACTAGCTGAAGGTTTAAGTGAAGGAGATACTTCTTCTTTAAATGAAAGCTT